CCTAAGCACATCTCACAAATCGTCGAGACACCCCCATGGAATACACCGCACCCCTCTCCCGTGCCCTCGCCCTCTGGGCACAGGGTAAGGGCATCTCCCTCACGCTTGCCGCTGAGCTGCTGGCCGAGGGCTACAACGTCCAGGCCCTGGAACGGAGGCACCGCAAGTGAGCCTCTGGTCCCGCTTCTGCTTCGCTGTTGCCCGCCACTACGACCACAAAGCTCGCCGCGTAATGCCCTGTGGCTACGGCAGCTGGGAGCCCTATCGCAAAGCCGCTGACACCGCCGACTTCTGGTGGCGTCTCGGTGGAGGCAAGGGCCGATGATCTGAAAAGCGTCACACTGCTTTTTCAGCAAGCGCAGCCAGAATTCTGCTCTTGGCAGAACCGTACTTAGGTGGAAGATCGTTAGCCATTTTCGTAACCGCCGCCCGGTCTTCAGGGTCAGGTGTCGCCTTCTCCAGAACGCTCAGGATTTCGTTGAGGTGACCTTGGTAGAACCAAACGTCAGCGTCGAGTGCTGTTTGCACGGCGTCCGTCCAATTCCGAAGCGCATTGTTCGGTACGTCAACGACATCGTCCCAGTACCGGGCTCTCATTTCCAGGGCATCAACCTTTGCCGATGCCAGTGACTCGAAGACCGTCTTACCGAGTCTTTCCACCTCCTCGCTGCTTTCCTTTTTTACACTCGCAACTTCGCCACGGATTTTCTCCAGCGCGGCACCAAGCTCTGTAGTGAAGCTCTCTTGAAGGCGCGTTGTGATAGCCATCATCTCAGCTCGCGCAATCGAGTTGGTCTCGTTCAACTCACTCTTGAGCGCAGCAATCTCTTTCTCCAGTTCCGCTCTCAAGCTTTCCTGCAAGGACTGCTTGTCCTTTTCGTACGCTCTTTGCCCCGTAAAGAAATTTAGTGCCAGAACGGACACGACCAGGGTCACCACGGCACCAAGACTGAAGTTTACCGTGGAAAGGAGCCGGTCGTTGAACTCCGTTGACATTGCCATCCAAGCGGACATGCGCTGCTCAACGCCTTCGCCATCAAGAGTAATGAGCGGCACCAGCTGTTCGGCCACCTCTTGAGCGTTCGAGCGTGCGACAAATAGACATAAGAGTGCAGCCAGCACTGTTGCAATCGCTCGCATAATCCCTCCGAATCGGCCCAACGCCGATTACCCCCCACCTAAGCAATTCTCAAACACCGCCCCAAGCAACCCCTGCGCCAGCAATGGCCGGGGGTTTTTGCATTTCTGGGGCCAGCCAATAGGAAACACCATGGCACAGGCCAAGCGCCCCAAGTTCATCTCGCCCAAGGGAGCCTTCAACTACCCCAAGCTCACCACCCCTGACACGAAGTTCAAGCCGGAAGGCGAATACTCGGTCGGGCTCATCCTCGATACCGACAGCCCGGAAGCTCAGAAGCTCATCAACGAGATCGACCGCGCCGCTGCCGAGAGCCTTGCCGACTGCAAGTCCAAGGCGAAGAACGCCGCCGAGGCCAAGAAGTGGGAAACCAAGTCGGTCCCCTACGCTGACATCCTCGACGAGGAGACTGGCGAACCCACCGGCCAGACCAAGTTCTCGTTCAAGATGACCGCCTCCGGCACCTCCAAGAAGTCCGGCAAGGACTGGTCCCGCAAGCCAGCCCTGTTCGACGCCAAGGGCAAGCCCATCACCCAGGATATCAAGATCGGTGGCGGCACCATCGGCAAGATCAGCTACGAGCTGATGCCGTGGGGCACCCTCCAGCTCGGCGCATCCGTGAAGCTGGCGCTCGAAGGCGCTCAGATCATCGAGCTGGTCGAGTGGGGCACCCGCGATGCCAAGTCCTATGGCTTCGGCGAAGAGGAAGGCTACGGCTTCGAGGAAGAGCAGGAAGACAACGGGGGCTTCGAGAACGAAGAAGCCGGTGACGACAGCTCCGCAACCGACGAACCGCAGGACTTCTGATGGGCTACCGCACCCCCAGCAAAGAGCTGGTGGATGTGGGCCTGAAAGAGGGCTTCCGCTCAGGGCTCGAAGAGAAGGTCGCTGACCAGCTCCGGGCTCTGGGCGTCGAGGTCAAGTTCGAGCTGCTCAAGGTCAAGTACACCAAGCCAGCCCGCGCCTCCACCTACACCCCAGATTTCCAGCTCCCCAACGGTGTCATCATCGAGACCAAGGGGCGCTTCGTAACCGCCGACCGCCAGAAGCACATTCTGGTCAAGGCGCAGAACCCCGAACTGGACATCCGGTTCGTCTTCTCCAACTCCCGCGCAAAGATCAGCAAGACCTCGGCCACCACCTACGCCGACTGGTGCCGCAAGCACGGCTTCCTCTTCGCTGACAAGCTCATCCCTCTTGATTGGATCAAGGAGGCGTGAGGCTTCGCGCCCCCTGAAAGACCCCCATCAATGGCACTCAAGAACCGTTCCCGCACGGACTACATCGTCGTCCACTGCGCGGCCACCCCACCCACCTCGGACATCGGCAAGGCTGAGATCGATCGCTGGCACCGCGCCCAAGGCTGGCTGATGATCGGCTACCACTTCGTCATCCGCCGCGATGGCACCCTCGAAACGGGCCGCGCAGTCGATGCGATTGGCTCCCATGTCGCTGGCTACAACTCCACCTCAATCGGCATCTCGCTGGTCGGCGGTGTCGATGCGAAGGGCAGGCCCGAGAACAACTTCACCTCCGCGCAGTTCGCTGCCCTGGCCGAGCTTCTGATCGACCTCAAGGCCAAGTACCCGAACGCCCAAATCCTGGGTCACCGCGACTTCTCACCGGACAAGAACAAGGACGGCAAGATCACCTCGAACGAGTGGATGAAGGCATGCCCTTCCTTCGACGTTCGCGAGTGGCTCAAGGAGACCGGCGTCCTGCTCAAGCAGCAGCCCATCCAGAACCCCAAGCCTGTGGCTCAGAGCGGCTGGCTCTTCCACGAAATGAAGCAGGGCGAGACCGTCATGCAGCTCTGCCGCACCCACGGCGTGAGCCTCAGCGTGATCACTGCGCTGAACCCAGGCGTGAACCTCAACCGCGTCAAGGTCGGGCAGGCAATCCGCGTCAAGTAGCCGATTACCCCCCACCTAAGCAGACCTCACAAACCGCGACAGCCGCAGCCCTCAGCCACCCCAGGCCGAGGGCCTTTTCATTTTCAAAATCGAAAGACCCCAACACATGGCAAACACCATCAACGCAGCATCCTTCGGCGCAACTGGCAACGGTTCGACTGACGATACCGCCGCGCTCCAGGCCGCGATCAACGCCGCCCAGGCTGGCAACCTCCGTCTCGAACTCGACCCCGGTCGCTACCTCACTTCGGCTCCGCTGATCGTCCTCCAGGGCCAGTCGGCTCCGGGCGCTGTCGCCTACTCCTTCGACATGGACGGCTTCAACGCTTCCATTCTGCCGACCCATGCTGGCGACACCATCTCCATCCAGCCGCAGAGCCCGAACACTGCAAACCCGACCGACCGCAGCCGCTACCCGGTCTCCATCCGCAACCTCGTGATCGACGGCGCGTTCAGCTCGGTCGCCACGAACGGCATCCGCGTGGGCCGTGCTGGCTACAGCATGTACATGTTCGCCCGCGCCGCACTGCTTGAGAACGTCACCACTGTCGAGCTTCGCGGCACCGGCCTCATCATCGAGAACGCTGCCCACTTCGACGTGAACCGCTTCACCCAGCGCACCCACAACGGCGGCAAGGGCCTCTACATGTCCTCGCTGGAAAACACCTTCACTGGCGACATCTCGTTCAACGACTGTCAGTTCCAGGGCACCAACGCCGGTCGCCCCATCCACCTGATTACCTACACTGCCTCGGGTCAGGCCCAGGTCCGTGGCGTTCGCTTCAATAGCTGCGTCGTGTACGGCTCGGGCACCCAGGTTGAAGCCAGTCTCAACGGCCTCACGGCTGACGTCTGGTTCAACTCGTGCGCTTGGGATGGTCCTGCCGCCCCGGCTGGCGAAGGCGCTGTTCGCGTGATCGCCTCCAATGGTGGTCAGGTCGACAAGGTCTGGTTCGATAAGACCTACATGGTCAACTACACTGGCGTGGGCATCTACCTGCAGTCGGACAATCCGGGCGTTCTCCGCGCCATCAAGATCACCGATGGCTCGTTCGCCTACGTCGCTGAGCCGATCAAGCTCATCAACGCCGAGGAAGTCGTGATCGAGGGCAACACCTTCGATAGCTGCACGACCTGGGCGCTGATCAACGTCTCGGCCTCCTCTACCAACCTGCGCATCGCGGGCAACTCTGAGAGCCAGAACGCTGCCAGCCACCTCGTGGCCATCGGTGACGGCTCGACCCGCTTCCAGGTGATCGACAACCTCGCCTTCTCGGTCTCCGGTGCAGTCGTGAACGACTACGCTGGCTCGGTGTCCAAGCAGGTCACCAACAACGTCCGGCTGTAATCCCCCTTTTATTAGGAAGAATAGCTTCCGCCCTCGACCCCCTCACCGGGGCCGGGGGCTTTTTCATTTCCGCGCCAATGCGCACTCAACAACTGAGAACCCAATGACCACCAAAATCTCCCGCATCAAGGCCCACCTTCTCTCAGGCCGCAGCCTCACCCAGCTCGAAGCAATCGGGCTCTACGGTGCCTTCCGCCTCGCTGCCCGCATCCACGAACTCAAGGCCGGTGGCATGAAGATCGACACCTTCATCAAGCACGACCCGACCGGCTCGCCATACGCTGAGTACAAGCTGCGCTCCGCGAAGGTTGTACGCTAGCCCGACAGCTGGGCGAGACGACGAACACCGTCAAGAGTCACCCGAGCAGGAAGAACCTTATCAGTCAGCCAAGGAAAGTTCGGAATATCGATTAGCACCAGAAAGCCTTTGGATTTCAGGCTGACCTGAGCCTGCTCAAGCTCCTCGATGTTGTCGAAAGCTTCTTTCATCTCCGCCATTTCGACAGAATCCAAGGGTGCGCAGTCCTTGAATAGCCTCAGCAATTTCTCCTCACCGGGAGAGAGGGCATCTAAGTCAGGCGATGAAAACATACTGGTGAGTGTCGGCTTAACCATTTCAACCTCCAAAAGTACTGAGATCGGCGTCTGCCGCTCAGCTTTCAACCCCTTCAAGTGAATGACCGAAGACAGCTCCTTCCTGCACAAGGAGCCCTGCCCCGCATGCGGGTCCAGAGACAATCTGGCCCGCTACTCGGACGGCCACGGCCACTGCTTTGGCTGCGGCCACTACGAGCATGGTGACGGCTCCACCTCCCCCTCCACACCCCGAAGGAATACCCGCATGGATAACCCCGCACAGGGCGAGTTCCGCCCGCTGTTGAAGCGGGGCATCACGGAAGAGACGGCCCGCAAGTTCGGCTATCAGGTCGGCACCGACAACAAAGGCAAAGCCTGCCAGATCGCGCCGTACCACGATGAAGACGGCACCCTCGTGGCGCAGAAGCTGCGCTACCCCAACAAGGACTTCTCCGTCACCGGCAATCTCAAGGAAGCTGGCCTGTTTGCTCAGCACCTCTGGTCACCCGGTGGGCGCCGCATCATCGTGGCCGAAGGCGAGATTGACGCGATGTCGATCAGCCAGCTCCAAGGCAACAAGTGGCCGGTGGTCTCCATCCCGAATGGAGCGCAGGGCGCTAAGAAGGCCCTGGCCAAACAGCTCGAATACCTCTGCTCGTTTGAGGAGGTGGTGCTGGCGTTCGACATGGACGAGCCAGGACGTGAAGCCGCTGCTGACTGCGCCCCCCTTTTCCCCCCTGGCAAAGCCCGCGTGGCCTACCTGCCGGGTGACTTCAAGGACGCCAACGACATGCTGCTGGCACAGGAGGGCGACAAGCTCATCCAGTGCCTGTGGAACGCCAAGCCTTACCGGCCCGATGGCATCGTCAAGCTCTCGGACATCAAGGAGGAAGTACTCCGCGACCCCGAGACCGGCCTGCCGTGGTTCATCCCCCGCCTCACCGAGATCACCTATGGTCGCCGCTGGGGCGAGGTCTACGGCCTGGGCGCAGGCACGGGCGTGGGCAAGACCGACCTCTTCACCCAGCAAATCCAGTTCGACGTGATGGAGCTGGACCAGAAGGTTGGCCTGTTCTTCCTTGAGCAGAAGCCTGCCGAGACCGCCAAGCGCGTTGCTGGCAAGTTCGCTGGCAAGACCTTCCACATCCCTGACGGGAGCTGGAACAAGGCCGAGCTGGAAGAGATCATCGACCGCCTCGACGCGGACGACCGCATCTCCTTCTACGACAGCTTCGGCACCACCGACTGGGAAGTGATCGCCAATGCCATCCGCTTCATGGCCCACAGCGAAGGCGTCCGCATCTTCTACCTCGATCACCTCACCGCCATGGCAGACCCAGAGCGTGAGAAGGAGAGCCTGGAGATCGTGATGAAAGCGATGGCGATGCTGGCCCAGGAGCTGGACATCATCATCCACTTCATCAGCCACCTGACCACCCCCGAGGGCAAGCCCCACGAGGAAGGTGGCCGCGTGATGATCAGGCACTTCAAGGGCTCGCGAAGCATCGGCTTCTGGTCGTTCTTCATGTTCGGCCTGGAGCGTGACCAGCAGCACGAAGACGAGCGCTGGCGGATGATCACCACCCTCCGCGTCCTCAAGGACCGCTACACGGGCCGCGCCACTGGCGAGGTCATCTACCTGGGCTACGACCGGGACACCGGCAAGCTCTTCGAGACAGACCCTCCGCCCGAAGACGGCGGTTTCAAGGATGAGAGCGGCAGCTCTGCTGACGACCCCCCTTTTTGACCAAATCGTTCCACCAAGGAAAAGACTTTGATGACCGACACCGAAACGAACTACCTCCGGGCCATCACTTCGGTGTCGGCCCTGGCCCGCGACAACGCCCGCCTTGAGCGGGAAGTGAACCAGCTCATCGCCGGTACTGCCAAGCAAGCCAAGACCATTCGGACCCTCAATGAGGAAGTCTCCAAGCGGGACGCCGAGGTCAAGGTCGAGCAGTACAACGTGGAGTTCTTCAAGAACCAAGGTCGCAAGACCCGCCGCATCCGCAACGAGAAGATGAAGGCCCTCAAGGCCCGCATCACCGAGTTGGAGAAGGAGGTCAGTGACACCATACCCCGCCTCCGTGCAGACGCCGAACGCTTCCGTCACATGCTCAGCCAGAGCGAAGCTGATCGAGTTCTCGCGTCAGAACGGGCCAATGGCCTGTCCCGTGAGAATGGCTTCCTCCGCAAGCAGAACGAGAACCTGCGCCTTACCGCCACCATCAACGTGGCTCCGGTCCAGTTCATCACCGAGGACGAACGGGTTAAGGCCCGCATCCTCCCCCGCGAAATCGATGATTTTGCCTGCTTCCGGCAGACGGTCCAGATCGATCAGCTGTCCATGCGGATGCAGTACCTCGACGAGCATAAGGGCGACATCCGCATCGTCGAAGAGATCGCCCGCAGCGCCGCCCGAGCCATGAC